CTTTTTTATTTTTCCTCCCGTTACTAAACTTAAAGATGGATGGGAAATTAAGTTATAAGCAAATTGCTATTGCTAAACCTAAATCTACTATTAAAATAACTGTTCCATATAACTCTGCTGGATTTATTGTATTTAATGGAGCAATATCACAATTATTTTCAGTATGGCAATACTGCGCATATTCTAATGGACTAGCAGGTAAAAGTATCGTGGAACAAGGGACAAGTGTTTCATACAATTCTAGTGGTAATGTTTTAACTATCTCAAATAATTCTAGCGGTAATTCATTATCACTTGAATGCTTGCTATTTTATGGGGACTTTCCTAGTTTAACATTTTAGTTATGCAGTTCTTTCCCAGATATATACTGCTTTATACGGCGGCATATTGTTGTGTGCGGTTCCACTTCCGGTCGTTGCGGTACTGCCACTATTTCCACTGGTCGTATTTGATTTCGTAGTTACCGTATGACTATGTGACCCACTGGCATACATTATGTCATTCAAATCACCTAAAACCGCACTGGTTCCTGAACCGCCACAATAACCAGCAGCGCCCTTACCACTATTAGCCACCCAATAATTCTTGCTATTATGTGTGTGACTGCCGGCAGTGTTTGTTGTTCCGCTCAATGCGGGGATGATGTGGGTATGGTTATTTAACCCATGGCTATGTGATGGCATTTCAGGGGTCGTCAATTTATGTGTTGCTTCACCTCCAGTAGCATTGACGGCATAGGAAGGTGAAGTTCCGAGCAAGAACCGTCCCTCAATCTTCGTCCAGGAAGTACCGCCGTAGATGGCAATTACCTTGGCTTCGGTGTCAAGAGTGGTTGATTGAATAATCATACCAACATGAGATCTGACCGATTCCATCTTTAAGTTTAGTAATAAAAAAGAGAGGGCCGAAGCCCTCTCCCTAATCTTTTACAATACTCAAATACAATCCATCAATAGGTTTGCCATAGGTTCCAGCATATCCATCCTGTTTCTTGCCCTCTGGGGAAATTCCTGTTTCATTGTCGTACTGCCACGAATAAAAGTTTTTGTTTCCATCCACGGATACCTTGTATTTTGCTTTACAATAGCCACCAATAGCGTTTTTCAGTCCCTCTGGTGTAACGTAATACATCATCACTGTATCAATTTCATTTACAAGATCTCCTGCAAATCCATTTTTTCTATCATTGATGTCATACCCAGTAACCACTGAGTACCAGCCTTTACCTCTGACATGTGCCTGCACACGCATCTGACCTTGTGATGCTTTTGCCATAATACCTACAATAATTTTCTTTTCATTAAGCCCTGCATAATCCTCCAGGTTCTTAACTTCCGGAAGCCATGAGACCTTTCCTGTTGCTTTGTCCTTTACAGCAACACGATAAAAAGCATCTACTGATGTATTTGTTGCTGGTAAGACCTCTGGCTGCTGCACCGGTGCAACTGATGGCAATTCAAAATAGCATTCGTTCACATCTACTGATCCTGCTACTCCCGGAACAGTTCCACGGCTAGAATACTGCCACATATCTACCTTTTCAAGCGCCGGCTGATCGTGTGCCGTTCCATCGTTTACTCCGTACTTAGCCGCCCAAATCAAATTGTCTTTTATCATCTCATAATGAAGCCTTGTCTTAAACCAACTTTCAGACGCATAAACACCTGCCTTCAATCCATGTGAACGTACCTGTTCACAGAAAGTTCTTACAACTGCTGTTCTCTGATCCTGTGATAATCCATCTGCACGTACTTCCCTTGCAGTACCATCACCATCCTCTGAATCAATAAAAATAGGAAGGGTTGCTCCATATGCTGTTGCCATGCTTACCGCATAATCAGCTTCCTCTCTCGCTTCATCTTCTGTTATAGCCTGTGACATGAAATACACACCAAATGGCACTCCTGCCGCCTTACTCTGTTCTGCATGCATTCTAAACTTGTTATCCTCTGAAATGACACCTACAACATACCCTCTGTAGCCACATCTGATGATGACACCTGATACGTTCTGGGCAACAGCGCTCCAATCTGTCACAGTGTTGTATTTTGATAAATCAATCACTCTCATTCTTTTTTCCTCCTTCTGCTTTTGTCTCTAAAATATCAATTGCTTTTATGATTACTGGTGGCATAGGGACACCCATTAGCCCTGCGTTTTCGACTATTGAAATTGTTTCATTGGCTATAAACGCTATAATCACCGCATCTCGTATGTAGTTTGTCCCAATTACTAGATCTAACCTATAAGCCACTAACACCAGTGCAAGTGTTGCACATTTTCGACACAAGCCCTTCCAACCTGCCTTGCTCTCCAAGGCTCCGGTCTTTGTCTTGGTTGACTGTTTGAAAACTCCAGCAACGATTAACCCGGTGATATAGTCGATTGCCATAAAAATGATAAGTGTCTTGATTCCAGCATCCAAACCTCCAAAGGCTGTGCTGATTGCTGCGCCCACGATTCCCGCGGCTGTACATATAATTCCTTTCATAAGTACTTCTCTCCTTTTTATTTTTTATCTATTTGTTCAAGCCTTTTCAGGCATTATGTTTTTTTCATGTGTTTTTCCTCCTTTTTTATTTTTCCTCCCGTTACTAAACTTAAAGATGGATGGGAAATTAAGTTATAAGCAAATTGCTATTGCTAAACCTAAATCTACTATTAAAATAA